CTGTGTGCTTGACGCAAATTTTTTTTTTTGCACATGTGCCAACCAAGTTCAAAAGCGTCAGAGTTGATGACATTGTCATCGATAATACCATTGAATGCGGCAGTACTCAGGAGTACCGACACATTGCCAATAGATTTTAAAAGTGCGACCGCCATACTGAAGGAGTTGGTAGGTCTGTCACTTTGCAGGTTTCAAGTTCCTAAGAAGAAATATATTTCACTTAAGGCAATCTATAAATCCCGCAAACATTTTATCATAAAGGCTTTCCGAAATCGCTATGGCGATTCGGAGAACAATCATGGTACAATCTCGATCTTGAGAGACATCTGCATGCAGAGAGACTCAAAGACGGTCTTGGCTCTTAGAGGAATAGCTATATCATGGATAATAGCATTCGGAAAGAACTTCGACCTGATCGAAAAGTTGGTGAGAACAATGTTCGGTGAGATCTACCGGAAAGGAGAGACAGACAGCACGTTCGCGGCATATAAGAAAGCCACGGTCATACTGACGAATGTCCTTACGGAAAATCGAGTTGAACAATGTTTGAAAGAGCCGGAAAATCCTTTGCAACGTGAGATCTATAGTATCATGGATACTATGATTCAGCGAATGAAGGATGAAGGCTGTTACGAAAAGATGGATATCTTCTGGTACAACAGTATCTTGTCACAGACAAGAATTCTGCCGTTGCCGGATAGAAATTCATCTATTGAAAAGCTTGTCAAATATCTTGAAGGTTTGTCCCGACCGTATACGGTCAAGGATAATCTACAAGAAAGACAAAGATGGATTCCTCGGAACCAATGGACAGCAGGTCATCAAGAATCAGACATCGTCTGGGAACGTGACTTGCTACTAGGGTGCGAGGAAGTAGGCAAAATGATCGGACAAGATATTTGTATTAATATGCAAATAGAAGCCGACAGAAGCCAAATTAAATTCTCCGAAGTAGCATCGAGAAAGAAAGACTACCATTGTAGTCTGTCTTCTTCGAGCTCTATAGAGAATGGAAGATCTGAGGGGGGTAAGTGGAATGCTTACACAGACGGAGACTTTAGGAAATTCCTAGAGAATCCGATCTCAGAAAACTTTAAGTTGAAAGAAGGCCGATACCACGACCACCACGGTAAACCTGTGGCGAACGATGAGTTCGGACAACTAGAAACTTGGAAAATTGCTTATCTAGACAGTCCACTAGGTGGGCTGTTCGGAGAAGTGATTACTCCTGGATATCTACCAGAGGGAACGCAGGCGTTTGCTCTGGGTGCAGATACTAGATTAGGGACATTACTTTTCGAATGGGCAAATGCCGAATACGAGAAGTTTATGTCAACCTACAATTTAAACCTACCTTCGACTTATCCCAAGGGGAAAGTTTCGATAGTAAAAGAGCCGGGTCTGAAGATTCGTCCAGTAACATGTGGATCCACATGGCTGAACGTTTTCTTGTCACCGGCTGCTCATACGCTCAGAGGCTTCCTTGAAGCTCTCCCAGCGTGCAGAGTAGGATTGAGCGAATCTAACGGATTGTATAGATTCTCCCAAGAGTATTCTGGAGAAATGTCATTAACAGATCTCATATCAACTTCTGATATGGATTCCGCCACCGATAGGGCGGCGCACGAAACAGGTTTCGGCTTGCTAAATGGCATGATAAATGAACTCTCTTCTCAAAGGGCCATTGGCCTAGGGGAAAGAGATTATCTTAAGAAAGCTGCTGCTCTTTTAACGACTCCCAAAAGATTGTCAGTGACAGTTAAGGGAAGGGAAAAGAAAGCGGTCTCAAAGTCTATGGTTGAGGGAAAACTAGACGGAATCCTAGATGGAAATACGTTTTGGTTCTCTAACTATAGAGGAATAATGATGGGTGATCCACTCACAAAGATCGTGCTAACCATGAGTAGCTACGGCGCGTGGAAGGCTTCAGTGAAGTCTCCCTCTAACGACGTTAGAGACTTTAGATTGGCACGATCGCCATCAAGTGTTAGACATTTCAGTAAGGTCAAAGCCTACGCATGCGCAGGTGATGATCATCTTGGAATTGGTCCAGAGGAAGATCTCAAGAGAATACCTAAAATCATGGAATCCATGAGTTACAGTATTTCTTGGGACAAGTACAACATAAATGATACGTATGTCAGCTATTGCCAGTTGTATGGAATGCTGCCGCACAAAAGCGCGGTTTCTAAGGCTAAGGCCCTCAAGGAGGGAAAGCCATCGAAATTCATACAGATCGATACGCCAAAGGTTAGACTTTTGACCCAATTTCAGAAAATGGGTGGAAAGGAAAACTTTGATAAACCAGATCCGTTAGTGGGAAAATCGCTACAGATGTTCAAGGACATTCAGTATGCGAGAGAAACTATCGGTCTTTCTTTGTTTAAAGAAGACGAAGGAATGGCAAGATTTTGCTGCAGACTTCAGTCTTTTATAAACATGCAAGCGTGTTATGTTAGAGCCTTAATGCCATCATGGATGGAATGGAAGGTAATAACAAATCCGCTAACATTCTTACCCCCGGAGCTTGGAGGTCTAGGAATCCACTTGCCACACGATGTGTCAATTAGATCCGACCCGAAAGCTAAGGATTTGGCCGCAAGATTTGTAACGAAGATTGAAAATCCTCGGTTCAATGATGTGGCTTTAGAATGGGAAAGAGGAGTACTGGTGTCTAACGTCATAATCAATAGATTGATTAAGACAGGAGATGCCGAGATCCTCGATGAAGATGGTGTAAAGGAATCCGCGAGAGAAGAGATCATATCTAACTCTGCGTCGGGACCCAATATATCTATCAGCAACATGAAACTATGGAATACAATCAACTCTAAATACATGTGTTTAGATCGAGAGATTCCGTTAGTTTCGAGTAAAGAGAATGCCTACGTCCAACTTGCCGTAGAACCTGGAACAAAGTTGCAGGTTGTAAGGAAGTTGAGAGCTAGGCAGCTCTTAACTATCAGAAGGAATGAACTTAATAAGTTCGATCCTAAAGATAATTTCGATTGGAGCGATCCGATTAGGACTAAGTTTTACGTGAAAACCGAGTCTGTCAGAACAGCCTTACAAACAATGTTTGTAATGCCGTGTCTGAAAATCGATCGTGAGATATTCTCTACCAACCCTAGGAAGTATCCTAAGTGGTTTGAGAATGTCGAATCAGTTCGTGATTCTTCTGTCATAGGTTCATTCGATGCTAGCATCGACGAGAGCCACATTTCAGAAGGAGCTGAGTCGTCCTCTTAGTAAGAGGGAAACTTGGTGTTTGCTTGCAAACAAATATTGGAACGGGTCCATCTACCTGTGTGCTTGACGCAAATTTTTTTTTTTGCACATGTGCCAACCAAGTTCAAAAGCGTCAGAGTTGATGACATTGTCATCGAT